GCCTTGTGGGTCTTGCTTTACAGCAGGGAAGTGAACGATGCCACACTCCAACATCTCACCAGACTCGTGTACGAAAACGGTTTCGCACATGATGCCATTTGAACAGTCGTAATTTTTTTGGAGCAAAAAGATGCCATTGTCATTTAGTGAATCAATGACAGCTTCGATACAAGCAGACAGGTCTGCGTACTTGCTACGGAAATGTGGGTTGGTGGATGTCTTCAGTGCTGGACCGAACTGACGTTGTGCCTTGACTAAGGCTGATGCGATTGCTTTCATTTTGTTTCCTTGATAGTGAGGGTGGACTGACGGATTGAATAGGCTTCTTTTGCTGGCGTAATTTTTTCTGGTGTTGCCTTGAAGTGACGCATAGGCCATTTGATTGACCACTTGCCACACTTGGCACTGCTGAACTCTTGCATCATGGTCTTGAGTTGCACTTCTTTTTCAGCAACTTGCTCCTCCATCTTCTTGATCTCAGCCTTGAGGCCAATGATGGCGCTGGCAATGCCTTCTACATGGTCGCCCAGATCAATGTCTGCATCTTTGGCATTGGGCCACACGCGATCAGCATCTTTGCTGTCTTGCGGTGGATACCAAGCAGGCTTACCAGTCTGACGGAAGTTCTCCAGCCGTGTTTCAAAGTCAATGGCTGCTTTTTCGATGGCATCCATCGTTGCATGGTGTGGTGCAAACAAGTAGATACGCAACTCGACACCTGAATACAGACAGCCAATAGCTGCCCAACGCAGGCCAGTACACATCATCACACCCTGCACTTGGATAGGACCACGGTACAGCGGTAGAGCGTCTTCTGGACTGAGCTTGGTCAGCTTTGACTCCAGTACACCAGAGCCAGTCAGGATGATTTCGTCTGCACCGACAACATAGATGCCTTTGCTTGGATCATTCTTGATGACCAAACCATCCAGCGGGGTGATGGCAATGGCATCTGCACTGGCAGCAAGTGGCAACTCAGGGTGGGTAAACGCTTGGTATCCACCGCAAGACAGCAAAGATGCTGATCGCGGCTTCACCTGCTGGTGTACGGGCATCTTCACCTTGGATGGACTTCATGCAGAAGGACAGGGTGTCATTGGCGCTTGCCCACTTGGAATGACCCATGATGGCAGGCAGTTGAGAGCAAGACAGCATCGTGTCTGAGGTAAGTTTAGGCATTGTTATTTCCTTTGGGTTTGATGGGAGAAATGTTTGATAACCAGCGTTCAAAGTTCTGGTCAACCTTGCTACTGCTTATCTTGAGTTTTGGCTTGCGTTTGGCAGGCTTTGCTTCTACTGGCACAGGCCAAGGTGCATTGGGTGCAAGAACTGTTTTCATGTGTTCTTCTCCTTGAGTTTGGATTCAACTGCATCTGCAAATTCCCACAGACCATCAAAATCATCATGGCTATGCACTAGGTCATTTATTTCAATGTCCGTCAGCCCAACCCATGTGCGTTGTTGTGGTGTGGTGTAAACGGGTTGCCACCAATCTGCGCTTTCACCGATTGGAATTTCAATGCAAATGTCGTTGCCTCTTGCATCATAAAAGCCAACAGGCTCACCCTGCTCTTGCTTGGCTAGTGCTTCTTCTAGGGCTTTGATGGCAGCATATGAAGTGTTTAAACACTCTTTCTCCCATACGCCTTCATTAAAATAAACGCCACTAACACTAAAACCTTCAGCAGCATCGGTTAATTTATTCAACGCCTCAAGCGCCAGCTTCATTGCTTCTTTACTCATTTCAACAACTCCGCTTCAAGAATCTTCACAGTGCGACACAGATCGTCATGCAAGTAATCAGGGAACATATTTTTATTTGAAAATCCCCAAGATTCCAATGCCGACAACAGTTTGATGATTTGCAATAGTTGTTCTTTACTCATTGGTTTGCTCTCCCTTCTTCAATATCTGCTGCTGTTTGCACAATGGCTCGTCTGGTGGCTGCGTATGGGTTTTCACCATGTCCAATTGCTTTGTTGTCTTTAAAACGAACAAATGTAGCAACTGAACCAATACATACATCAAGCCTTAGCTTCACAGCCAAGTTAAATGCTTGTGCGCTGTTTTCTAATGGATTCCACCTAACAATTGAAAACCATCCACCTTCATCATTTGGCATTACCCAACTATTCAATGCTTCATCCCATTCAATTTCAATGTCAGCGGATTTAGCGGCTAATCTCAATAATTCTTTATCGGTCATAACTTAATGCACTCCATGCCTTCCCATTTGCACACGGGATTTTCTTTGCACATGATGACAAACCCTTCAACTTCTTCATCACCACCAACGCTTTGAACTTCGTAACCATAGTCGCCAATCTGGATAACAACAGGCGCATTTGGGTTAATCATGTCATCAATGTTTCTATCTTTTTGCGTTAGCCATACGTTTTCCGTATCAATCATGGCTTGCATAACGTCAATCATTGTTTGAGATTTGATTTTCATAAAGGGCTTTCTGGCAGTTGTGCGCGTTGCGCTTGTTGGTACGCTTGTTCTTGTTTGGCAGTCCAAGGCACAGGTGGATAAGGTGGGAAAGGCCAACTCATACAGCCTCCTTGATCTTGAGAACACGCTGTTGACGACCTGACTTACCTGGTCGGGTGAGTCCTGTGTCAATGATGTAGCCACGGTTAAGCAGGGTGCGGAACCGTGCAGTCACACTTGAGTATGGATAGTTGTGGAGAATTTGCAACACTTCGTCTTGAATGCACCCGTGTTCAAACGTAGCAATCACTTCATAGACACGCTGTTCCATGCTGGCGCTATCTAATGAAGCGGCTGCTTCGATGCTGGTTACAGGGGCATTTTTACGGACTAGCGTTTGCCAGAATGTTCCGAACTTCATAGTCATTCCTCCATAGTTGGTAGGTTAATGTTGCTGTGATGATTTCACAGTGATATCATTCTAGCATATAATTTCCACATGAAACAAAAAAACATTCCCCTTCTTGTTCGTATCCGTCCATCTTCTAAGGCATTGCTTGAGAAGGCGGCAGACCAACAGCGCCGTTCGCAGGCCAGCTTGGTTGATACGTTAATAGTTGACAACCTTAGTCGAGAATTTGCAGACACAGATGATCGGCTCAACAAGTTTTTTAATGGAGCAAAAGATGTCATATCCAACAAGCCGTAGTTTCCCAAGGACCATGAAAGAGGCGTTTCCAAAAGACGATTATGGGTGGTTTGAGCCACACCAAAAGCAGCCTTGCTGGTACTGCATACCTGCGTGGTTGTTTGCTTTATCAGTGGCTTCTTACTTGTACTTCAAGTGAATTATTACGAAGCAAATAAACTTCTTGATGAGGTGAAGGAAGGGCGCAACACGCCACTTACTTTGATCAATCAAGCATTGTGTTTAACAGGGGATTTGGATGACATTCGCGGTGACTTTTATAGTGGATGGCACTCCAGTAGCCAAGGGCAGACCAAGGTTTGCCAAGCGTGGGAAGTTTGTGCAGACATACACACCCCAGAAAACCAAGGACTATGAAAGCCTAGTGATGGATGCGGCAAGCGCAGCAATGGGTTCGTCAGAGCCATTGACCACACCGATCAAGGTGTTTATCCACATTCGTATGCCGATACCAGCCAGCTTTAGCAAGAAGATGCGTCAGGACTGCTTAGAACAGCGTATAAGGCCCACAAAGAAGCCTGACTGGGACAACATAGCCAAAGCAATTACAGACGCTTGTAACAGCATTGTGTATGTTGATGATTGTCAGATTGTGGATGCCCATGTGACCAAGAAGTACAGCGAGTGGGCTGGTGTGGATGTGATAGTGATGGAGGAGTTGCCATGAACGACAGAATCTATGAGCTAGAGCTGAAGATTGACCTGCTTGAAAAGAACATGGAAGTTCTTGAAGGCAACTTGGTCAAGGTAGCAGAAGCGTTATCAAACCAGTCTCACTTCTTGCATCTGATGGCAAGGCAAGTAAAGATGTTGTCCGTTGAAATGGACATGGACATAACACCACCCAGGTATAACTGATGAGAAAGAAATACAAACCAAAGCCAATACGCCTAGACACAATGCACTGGGTTTTGTCAGGCATGAAGTCGGTGTCGTCCGTGCCTCATGGCGGCATCACGCTGAAGATTAAAAACCACGATGCACTGACCAACATCACCCAGGGCAGGGGCAAGCGACATGACATTGATGTGGTGATTGCTGCCTTGAACATAGCTGAAGCCTTGGCTATGCTTGGCATTGGCTCAGACTGGAGGCCAGAGATCAACGCTGCACAGCAGGCCATCTTTGACATGGGCAGGCGTGGTTTGGTAATGGATGACAGGTTCGTTCTATACGGGCCAGAAATGCAGGCTGTCAACTTGGGTATGGAGATACATGATGCACAGCTAGACAAATGCACAGTCAAGCAGCTTGAGGAAGCCTTGGTTATTGTTGAGCAGGAGATCAGGCACAAACGTGCCAGGATGATTAAGCAGGAGGCAATGGCATGAAACACGGTAAAGCGTCACCATACTACGGTCAATTGATGACAGCAAGTTTGCCAAGCGAAGTTAAAAAGCTGTGGTACAGCCGAAATGATGAGTTGGAAGATTTACCAAGTTGGCAATGGTCTTTTGAGATGGAAGCAAATATGGAGCACGTTGAGCAACGTGATTTGATTACAAAAATATTGGAGCAAACAACGCTTACTGACCGCGAGGAATTGGTAATAAAAATGTTGGTGATTGAGGAATCAACACTTGATGACATAGGTTTAATTCTTGGCGTTACCAAAGAGCGAGTGCGTCAGATATATCTAAAAGGAATTCGCAGGTTGCGGACGCATCAAAAAAAAGTTACAGGGATGGCAGCCTATCCATTGGATTGTGAAGTAACGACATGGAGGCAAAGGTATGCTGATTGATATGTTGGTCAATATCTTTAACTGGTTCATTGTCTTGTACGGTGGGGCAATAACTTTTGTCTTTACATTTATTGCGTATCTCTGGCTGACTGATGGCGACTAAATGGAATGCTTACAGGCGCAAGCCATACACATCAAAGCAGATTGAGAACATGGCACACGGACAACAGATGTTAGAGATGGCTCATGCCCGTGAGCTGCTTGCTACCTGGCACTGGAAGGGCGAGAAGTCTGACAGAAACAAGTGGCTCAGAGATGCGCTAGGTAGAGCTGAGAAAGTTTATGGCCCAGGGGGTCCTGACAGAATCAGGAAATATATGCGGGTAATTGAAGATGAAAATTGCAGTATTCCAGTTGGGAATCTGTAAAAACCTGGCGGCCCCATACCAGTGTGCTGGTGGATTCCCACATCAAGCCGAATTGAACCAGAAAGTGCTACAGGTTTCACTTGCAGCAAGTTAGGCGCAAAGCCGAGCGCATGGGGCGTGATGCAACTGCATAGCGAAGGCATAGCAAGTGCATAGCGGCATTGATTGATTGACCGCATACCATGCGAAGCGGTGCATTTTCCGGATATATTTAATTTATTTACATAAACTAGGGTAAACACCTACAACGTATTGTGGTTTACTGCGTTAAAGTTTGTGCACTGGGTAGCAATTCAGCTACCTGGTGATTCAAAAACCTTCCTACTTATGGAGAACTTGAGATGAAATTTTTAGAAAACCTAGTTATCTACCTAATCGCCGCAACTTTGTTTGTTGGCATGCTTGGTTGCATGTTGTCCTACTTTGACGTTTTAGTGAAGTAAGGGGGCAAACATGGAAAACGTAAAAAATCACGTTCAATCAATAGCTGCAAACCTGACAAACCCACCTTGGGACGAATGGAATGAAGGCCGCGACACTGACAGCGAAGGCGAATTTAGCGCCTTTGACTATCTTCAAGACGCGCTCGATATTGAGTACATCGTAAACAGTAAGGGCGAATACTTGGGGGCGCGTGTACTGGTGGCATTCGGTGGACCGAATATCTGGGTAAACACGCGAACCAAGACAATCGAGGGCCACTGGTGGGGCGACAGTGCCACCGCTTCATTCAATGACGGCCTTGGGCTGGATGATGCGCTCAGTGAATTGTGGAATTGCCGTTAATAAGGGGCCGCAAATGAACTTGACGTTACACCAGTTTAAAACCATCATTGAACTGACCCGCATGGACCCGCAGAGCATAGCGGCAAAGGGCGCGGCCTTGGTGTTGGTCAATGGTTTAACACAGACAAAGGCGGCGGCAATGCTGGATTGTCAACAAACGACGATTAGCAGGGCGGTGCGAAGGCTGCGGGAGGTGCAGAGATTAGCGCGGCACATTGTGTAACTTTTAGCCCCTTCGGGGGCTTTTTTATTGTCTGTGCATAATGTAGGCATGGACAAAGTGACTATCAAGCTGCCCAAAAAGCCGCGCATTCTCATAAAAGAGCAGCCACCAGATCAGCGGCAATTCTCTGTTATCCCATTAAGAGCAGCCACAGACAGACGATTGACGGGCATGGAAATGCGCGTCTTGCTATTATTTTGCAGCTATGCGAACCGAGGCGGTATTACATGGGTAGGAAATCAACGCATTGCAGATCACTTGGGAATAGGAATGCAAAGAGCAGCATTTCTGACTAGATGCCTGATTGACAAAGGCTACATGAAAGTGCTTTATAAAGGCTACCAGGGCGAGCGAGCGCATACACGGCAGATCATATTCAATGCGGCTTTGTCGCTGGATGAGATAGTCGCAGTCAGTGGAGAGAAACCGCCCTACATGATCGAGCAAGAGCAAAAAGCCATTAGAAATCAACCACTTAACCAACAACACAAAGGGGCCACAATGTCGCGCAAACGTAAGATTAAAGACAATTCAGTTAATGACCAAGCGGTTATTAATCTAGGGCAGCAGATTAGTGATGAATGCAAGTTGGAATTGTCAATCAATGAAGCAGAAATTGTGCAATTGCAGCGAGCAGTAGGACCCGATTTGCTCGCATTAGCGCTGGATCAAGCGGGAGCAGGTGCAACGCTTGAACAAGTGCAAACTAAGCTGAAAGAGCTACTGTCATAGTCTAACTTTACATAATGGACATAGTATCAATCAGGCGCTAGGGGTAGAGTTAACACTTTTGTGCATGGCGGGTGCTAGGCGCTTGGTTTCACTTTTCCGCTGGAAACGACCCTTTGCCCCCCGCACCCCCCACCTAGCGTTAGGGGTCTCTCAAGCAATTTTTTTCTAGAAATCAGCCATGCAGGTGCTTGCTGGAGCAGTTATCAAGCAATACCTGACTGCTGTACTAGGCTATTAGCTGGATGCTGTAAGACGTACTTGATGGACGAACTATGGCACTCACTAAAAAAAGTGAGATAGACACCGAAGTGTGCAGCACCTTGTTTATCTAACCTAACTAGCGCTTGTCAGACACTAGCTCCACCTGTATGGCCCCGTTCGCTTGCCTGCTACTAGAAGTCCCAATGGATGCGGTACGTTTATCCCAGTTGGTTAGCTGCCTACCGTCTGGAGGGCTGAGTGATGGCCCCATGTGCTTGACTATGCCACAGATGCTCCTGATAAACAAGTAAAGGTTGTGTAATTTGCTAAGGTATGTGATATCATTATTTAAACATCAAGACGCATGAGGATTGGCGGTTTCGTCCGTGAATGCCAATTGGCTACCAGTCCTCAGTCGTGTTGGTGAATAGCCCGATGTAAGAGTGCCAAGGTTGATGCGCGGATTGGCAGCGCCACCAACAACACTGTTCAACAGCTTCAGTAAAAGGAGATAAACATGGAAGCTAAAGGCAATCTGCGTAAGAACCCACGCAAAGAGAAGGAATCTCATCCCGATCTAACAGGCAAGTGGACTGATTCCACTGGACAACAATATTGGTTGTCTGCCTGGCGTAATGTGGATCAGAAGACTGGCGATGTCTGGTTCAGCCTCAAGTTGGGTAATCCTGTTGAGCCTCGCGGTGAGCAACCAATGGCTCCTGTCACACCGCACAGCAAAGCCAAGGCTAATGCTTATCAGCCAGCGGCTGACGACGACATTCCATTTTGATTACCAAGGGAACGCTTTGGCCCTTGGCTTGTACAGACGGTTCGCCCTACCTGCCACGCTGAAGCCAGTACCTTGACCAACAAATGACTGAGAAAGTCGAAAAGAAAAGTAATGGTTCCTACCCGTCTGTAAAAGGATGGGGAGGAGTTCGTAACGTGGTGCAGCGTATTGAACGCTCACAGACTATTGTTGCCAACCGTGAAGCTGTGGCTTATAGCCTGCTCACAATGGCTAACACCAAGATCACAGACATCATGGAATGGGATGACTTAGGCAATGTCCGAGTCAAAGCCAGCAACAAGATTCCTGAACACGCACTTCAGTCAATCAAGAAGATCAGCCAAAAGGTTGACAAAGAAGGCAATGCCACGATTGAGATTGAGCTGTTTGACAAAGTGCAAGTCTTGCGTATCTTGGCTAAAGCATCTGGATTGCTTGACACTCCTGATGACGGACAGAAACCTAGCGTGATTGGTATCAACATCCAAGCACCTGACGATGTGGAGCCTAAGTATGAGTAACCCACTTGAAACTCAAGTTGCTGGCAAACATTACAAAGACAAAGCCATCCAGCCAATCATCTACATCCATGCCAACAACCTTGGATTCTGTGAAGGCAATGCCATCAAGTATTTGACCAGGTGGCGTGAAAAAGGTGGCAGGGCTGATCTGGAAAAAGCAAAGCACTACATTGATCTTCTAATTGAATTGGAGTGCAAGCATGAGTGATGACTACGCACTGTCAAACCTAAACATTGACCTACGCTCTAGCCCAGTAGCTTTCAAGTTCCTGCAAAGCAATTCATTTGTTACAGGCATCATGGGTCCAGTGGGGTCTGGCAAGTCGTATGTCAGTGCTGCTCGAATCATGGTCAAGGCTGTCCAGCAAAAGCCATCTCCCGTTGATGGCATCCGCTACAGCAGGTTTGTCATTGTGCGTAACAGCTACCCTGAACTGAAGACTACTACGCTCAAGACTTGGGCTGACTTGTTTCCAGAAAACATCTATGGACCTATTCACCACACTCCCCCTATCACTCATCATATTAAGCTACCTCCTAGAGGTGATGCTGCTGGTATTGATTGCGAAGTTATTTTCTTAGCCCTTGACCAACCAAAAGATGTCCGTAAGTTGCTGTCTTTGGAACTTACAGGCGCTTGGGTTAATGAGGCCAAGGAATTACCAAAGGCTGTCATTGATGGTTTGACTCACCGTGTTGGTCGTTATCCAACAAAGCGTGATGGCGGTGCTACTTGGCACGGCATCTGGATGGATACGAACCCGATGGATGATGACCACTGGTGGCATCGCATTGCAGAAAAAGAACCGATAACTGGGAAGTATGCTTGGAAATTCTTTAAACAACCTGGTGGTGTCATCGAAGTCGGTGCAGACCAGCTACCAGAAAATCCTGAAGCAAACGATCACATATTTGCGTCTGGAAAGTGGTGGCACATCAATCCCAAAGCAGAGAACATCAAGAACCTGCCACCTGGCTACTACCTGCAACAGCTTGCAGGAAAGACACTAGACTGGATTCGTTGCTACGCTGAAGGCAAGTACACCTTTGTGCAAGATGGCAAGTCTGTCTGGCCTGAGTACGACGACAACATCATGGCTACCGATCTGGTAGCAGACCCAAATCTGCCTATTCAAGTTGGCCTTGACTTTGGTTTGACACCTGCGGCTGTTTTTGGGCAAAGAATGCCCAATGGACAGTGGCGTGTCTTGCATGAGATTGTAACTTTTGACATGGGACTTGAGCGTTTTGGTCAGCAATTGCTTGCTGAACTGCAACTTCACTTCCCTAAATACGATGTCCGTATCTGGGGCGACCCTGCTGGTATGCAACGTGATGCCATTTATGAGACAACAGCGTTTGAATACCTGCGCTCACTTGGCCTCAGAGCCGAGCCAGCACCGACTAACGAGTTCAAAGCCCGTCGAGAAGCAGCCGCTGGCCCAATGAACCGCATGGTGCAAGGCAAGCCTGGCCTTTTGGTGGACAAGAAATGCAAGCTGGTCAGAAAATCACTGTCTGGTGGCTACCACTTTAAGCGTGTTGCCGTAGGTGCAGGCCAAGAACGGTTCAAAGATACGCCAAACAAGAACGAACACTCGCACGTTGGTGACGCTTTTGGCTATTTGATGTGCGGTGGTGGTGAATATCGCCAGTTAACCCGTGGTGCTGTCAAGACAAGTAGCGCACCATTCATTGCTCAGACCGTAACCAACAGCGATTTTGATGTCTTCTCCTGATTTCCCCTTCAGTCCAGCCATCCAGTTCGTACCATTCCACGAAGCTCACCTGATGAGCCTGCGAGTTAGCAACGAACACAGCCAAACAATCTCCAAAGTCCTGCCAATCAATCAAATGATTGCAGCACAAGCCAAATATGGCGATGCCTACACAGCAATCATGCACGGAACACCCGTTGCCTGCTTGGGATCAGTGCGTATTTGGACTGGTGTGGAGGAAATGTGGCTGTTAATGGAGGAAAGGGCGCGTCAGTACGCAAAAACCCTAACTCGTGCTGCTATTGCCTACCGTGATTTCAGAGTGATATCAGGTAACTTGCATCGTTTGCAAATTACTGTAAGATGTGAGGACATGAGGGCTGTCAGATGGGGGCTTCGCATAGGTTTCACCATTGATGGGATGATGAAATCATACGGACCAGATGGCTCTGACTATTACTTAATGTCGAGGACTTGATATGGGACGCATTGTTGGTGATTTGATGGGTATTGATGATGGTAGCGCTGCTCGTCAGCAAATGGCAAAGCAATCTGCTGCAATTGACAAGCAAGAAGCTGCAACTACTGCCAAAGAAAGCCAGTTAGCTCAAGAAACACAGAAGCGTGTCATTGCTCGTCGTGGCGGTGGTCAGCGTATGTTGTTGTCTGCCGAGCGTCCTGATGCAGAGTTGGGCATCCAGCAAAAACTTGGCGGCTAATTGTGGACAAAAAAGACAAGTTCCAAAAGAAGGTCGCCAAAGTCATGCGTGAGTACAAGGCTGGAACCTTGCACTCTGGCAAAGGCGGTCCTGTCGTCAAGAATGAAAAGCAAGCAATTGCTATTTCTCTTAGCGAGGCGCGTAGAGCCGCGAAGAAATAATGGCAGTTACAACCGCAGAGCTTGAATCAGTAACAACCAAGTCACGGTTTGTCACTTACGTTGTTGCTGGCGCTGATGCACCGCTGATTGTTGTTGATGTAAATCACCAGCGCAACCATGACGGTCGCGCTTTCTTTGCGTTCAAGATCAATCCAACATCATCCAAACTTGCTGCTGGAGCAAGCATTGACATTGTGATTGCTGCTCCATTTGGGGTATACCCTCACATTACTGTTGATGCTTTCTGTCAAGGTGACGCTGAGTTTTACGTTTATGAAGATACAGCCACAACAGGCGGCACTTCATTTACACCAATCAACAGAAACCGCAACTATGCCGTAAGCAATCCAAGTGAAGTGGCTATGGTTGTCAATCCAACCGTGACATCTGTTGGAACAATGCTTGATGCTCAAATTGTTCCTGGCGGTATTGGACACAAAGCATCTGGCGGTGGCGCTGCATCATTGGAATATGTGTTGAAGCCATTGACGAACTATATGTTCCGTCTGACAAACGTGAATGGCACTTCACACGCTGCGTATCTGACGCTTGAGTGGTACGAATAAGGAAATAACATGGCACAGATTAGTGTTGAAAAGATCATTGAGCGTCATAAGATTGCTCAGAACCGCAAAGATGACTTCCGTAGCTTGTATGAAGACGCTATGGAGTTTGCCCTGCCACAACGCAACCTGTACGGTGGCGAGTACGAAGGCAAAGTAGGCGGTAAAAAGAAGATGGCCCGTGTCTTTGACTCTACTGCCATCAACTCTACACAGCGTTTTGCCAACCGTCTGCAATCTGGCATCTTCCCTCCACAGCGCAAGTGGTGTCGTCTTGAGCCAGGTAGCGAGATTCCAATGAATCGTCGTACACAAGCGCAAACAGTGCTGGATGTCTACAACGAGAAGATGTTTGCTGTTCTCAAGCAGTCAAACTTTGACATTGCAATGGGTGAGTTCTTGCTGGACTTGTCTGTTGGTACTGCTGTCATGCTGGTTCAGCGTGGCGATGCTGTTAACCCGATTAACTTTATCCCTGTTCCGCAATACCTTGTGTGCTTTGAAGAAGGCGCTAACGGTCAAGTGGATAACGTCTATCGCAAGATGCGTATCAAGGGTGAGTCTATCCAGCAACAATGGAAAGACGCTGACATTCCTGCTGAGTTGCAGCGTCAGATCATGGACAAGCCAACTGCTGACGTTGACTTGGTTGAAGCAACCATCTACAACTACGGCACTGGTGACTTTGGCTACTACGTCATTCACGAAAAGTCTAAGTCTCAGTTGGTGTACCGCAAGAAAAAGACATCTCCTTGGATTGTCAGCCGCTACATGAAGGTAGCTGGTGAAATCTATGGTCGTGGTCCAGTGCTGACAGCATTGCCTGACATCAAGACGTTGAACAAGACCAAAGAGTTGCTGCTCAAGAACGCTTCATTGGCAATCACTGGTGTCTACACAGCGGCAGATGATGGCGTGTTGAACCCTGCCACCATCAAGATCACACCTGGTGCGATTATTCCTGTTGCCCGTAACGGTGGCCCACAAGGTGAAGCGTTGAAGCCATTGCCTAAAGCTGGTGACTTCAACGTCAGCCAGTTGGTGATCAATGACTTGGTGCAGTCTATCAAGCGCACATTGCTTGACGAGTCTTTGCCACCAGACAACATGAGCGCACGTTCTGCCACTGAGGTGGTTGAGCGTATGAAAGAGTTGTCTCAAAACTTGGGTTCTGCATTTGGTCGTCTGATTAACGAAACCATGATTCCTTTGGTTACAAAGGTGCTGGAAGTTATGGATGAAGATGGCATGATTGACTTGCCATTAAAGGTCAACGGTCTTGAAGTTAAGGTCAGCCCAGTGTCTCCATTGGCTATGGCTCAAAACTTGGATGAGATCAACAACATTGTGCAGTTCATGCAGATTGCTCAAGGTCTTGGTCCAGAAGGCCAGATGGCTATCAAGGCTGGTGCGGCAATTGACTACATTGGTGACAAGTTGGGTGTTCCAGCTATTGTTCGTGCAGGTCCAGAGGAGCGTAAGGCCATGATGGAGCAAATGGCACAAGCTGCACAGCAAGCGCAAATGGCACAGCAACAAGGTGCTGAAAGCGATCAAAGGTTAATGGGTCTGTTGCAAGAAGACCAAGTAGCAGGAGCATTGAATGCGTGACGATATTGCAAGACAAGCAGCCATTCGCGCACTTGAAATTGCCAAAGCCGCCAAAGCTCAACGTGGTGAGAAGGGCGAAAAAGGCGATCCTGGTGAAGTCAAAATTGTAAACGTACCTGTACCTGGACCTACAGGTGAACGTGGTCCTCAAGGTTTAACTGGACCTGAAGGTAAGCAAGGCTTGAAAGGTGAAGTCGGGCCAAAAGGCGACACTGGCGACACTGGTGCAGTTGGGCCTAAAGGCGACAAAGGTGATCGCGGAGAGAAAGGCGACACTGGTTCTGCTGGTCGTGATGGCTTACCTGGAGTCATGGGTGAGCGTGGCTTTACTGGTCCTATTGGACCTATGCCTAAACACGAAAAGAAGGGCTTGATGATTCGCTTTGAATCAGAGCCTGGTGTTTGGGGTAAGTGGATCACTATGCCTACTGGCGGTGGTGGTGGCGGTCGTGATGACAAGTTGACTGATCGTCAGGCTGAGTTGGTTGCGCTTGCTGAGTTTTACAAAACTCGCACATCTAACTCGGGAAAAGTTGTCAGCACAGATGGAACAAATCTTGTGTGGGCAGAAGCTGGTAGTGGTGGTGGAGCAGTAGATTCTGTTAATGGTCAAACAGGCGTTGTTGTCTTAACAGCTTCTGATGTTGGCGCTGCTACAACGGCTCAAGGCGCTCTTGCTGACAGTGCTGTTCAGCCTGCTGATTTAGCCACAGTAGCGACAACAGGCGCTTACTCTGATCTCACAGGTACGCCAACAATTCCTTCTGCATTAACCGTCAAAGATGAAGGTACAACACTATCGTCTGCTGTAACAAGTATTGACTTTACTGGCGCTGGTGTAACCGCAACTAACACAGGCGGCGCTATCTCCGTTGCCATTTCAGGCGGCGGCAGTGGTATCTCTAGTGCTGACATCCAAGAATTTACATCCGCAGGTACATCCACATGGACTAAACCAGCAGGGGCTAAGTTAGTTTATATCTTAGCTTATGG